CTCTAGCGCATCGGCGACGTTCGTCGGCCGATTCAGTTCCTCGCGTTTGAGCGCCTCGGATTTCGCACGCGCCCAGCTGGCGCCGGCGTCACCGCCCCAGAGCGCCCACGCGATTCGGCCGGCGGAAGGATAGCCGTCCTCGCCAGGCGAAAAGCCCGTGCCTTGCTTGTCCACTTCGTGCCGCGCGAAATAAGAGACCATCCGGCGCACGGTGTCGGGAGAGAGGTTGGACTTGTTCGAGATGTCGCGCGCGCGAGCGACGCCAACTGCGGTGCCGCCGCGGTTGAACTTCTCGCGCCACTCAAGCCCGCGCTTGGCCTCGGCAGCCATTGCATCGGTCGGCGTGAGATCGACGCTCGCGAAGCGCGCAAGCTCGGCCGGCGTCGGAGGTTGGTCCGGCGTTTCGTCCTCGGGCGCGGTGCCCTTGCCGGTCGTGGCGTTGACCGCATCGACCGAATCCTCGGTGACGTTCGTGCCCAGCGCCGCGGCCATCGAGGGATTCGCCGGCAGCTGCTGCGTGACCATACGGATCGCCGTCTCGGGAATCTCGTAGCGCTCCGAGAGCTCCTTGACGTAGCTCGCCTCGGCCGCGATCTGCTCGAGCCGCGTGAAGGCGTCGGTGCCCTGCTCGGCCGCAATCTCTTGAAGAGACTTCGCGCCTTGGCGGTTCTCGTTCATATTGGCCGCGGACTCGCGACCGACGTCGATGGTCAGCTTGGGCGGGAAGCGCCACTCGCCGCGGGTCGCGCGCTTAAGCGCCTGCACCGGAGTCTCGCCGGCGCGAGCCGGAGGCGCCGGGATCTCGCCGCGAGCGATGGCGTCGAGGATCACCGCGTTCTTGATCGGGTCGAGCACCTTGTCCACCAGCACGCCTTGATGCCGCGCGAACACGCGGTCGGCCGCGGCGAATTCCGCGCGAACGCTCGGGCCGGCATAATCCTGCGTGCCGAACAGGACGCCCTTCGGGATTCCGACGGCGATCGAGAGCTCGTGCATCAGATGCGCGATGAAGCCCGTAAACGCCGTGCTCGGCCGCGCCGGCATCGTCTCGACGCGATCAGCCTGGCCGAGGTACTTAATCATCCCGACCTCGGAAAGCTCGTTCTTCTGCTGCTGGCCGCTGGGAAGCGTCGCGCTCGGGGTCGGCGTGAAGAGGTTGCGCGCGTTGGCCGTGCCGCGGTCGGTGAAGACTAGCGCCGCCTGCTGCGATGCGAAGCGCACTCCAGCCTTCTCGGCCTGGAGGATCTCGTGCAGCATCCGCGCCGTCTGGATTGCCGCGTGAAAGTCGGTGACGCCGCGGTACTGGTCGACGCGGAACGGGTCGAAGTAGTGGCAGAAATTCCCGGCCGGCACATCCTCGGCGCCGAAGTAAACGCCCTCGCGGGTCACGCGATAGATGCGATACGCGACCGGCACGCCGAACTCGTTGGTGATGACGCCCTCAAAGTAGTTCTCCGAGTCGAGGCCCATCTCGTTTGGATTGCCGATGCGGGTCGCCGGCACCAGCTGGAGCTTGAGCCCGTCGCCCACGCGGCGGATGACGAAGCCGCAGTCGCCGTCGACCGGCCGATTCTCCGCGGCCAGCTGCACGAGCTTGCGGAAGGAGTTGCGGCCCGTGGCGTCGGCCTGCTTGCACCACGAGTGGAACCACTCGTTGACTGTGGCGTTGTAGTCGCGGTCTCCGGTCGTTGCCGAGTATTCGGTCGGGGTCAGGTAGTTGCCGAACTTGCGCGAGACCTCCTTTACCTCTGGGCAGTTCTCGACCAAGTTCCGCGCCTCCCACATCATCACCACCCGCTCGCGCACCGTCTGCGAGGACTCGCTCGGCTGGCCGTACTGGATCGGCGCGTAAAGCCGGTTGGTCTGCGCGGCGTTGTAGGAGAACAGCGCGGTCTCGACGCGAGCCTGGAGCCGGCGCAGCGCGGCCTGCGGCGCGATCGTCTCAAGCGCCCGCTCGAACCACGGCCGATTGCGGATGACTGCCGTCGCGTCGAAAGTCTGCATAATCAATTGCCGTTAAAGCTGACGAACGTCGTATCGGTCGTGTTGCCGTTCTGGTACTCGATCGCGTCGGCGATGTCGCCCAGCATCTTGTTAAGCGTGTTAAGATCGGCGCGCGTCACGCTCTTGCCGTTGAGCGAGTAGCTCGTGTTGAGCAGGCAGGCTTGGATCGCGTCGAGCACCTTGCTCTTGAGCGTGGTGAGCGTCGCGACGTCAATGTCTAGGAACGGATTGTCTGCCGCCATAAAAGAGCGGCCGCCGTCAAAAGGTTTTTTGACGCCCCGTAATGCTACGACTTTGACGGGGTGAAGCGGATGATGCCCGCGATGGTCGCCATACAAAGCAGCATCGCGCTCGTGTCCAAGCCGTGGTTGGGCGCGTTGCTCCTCACCTCCCTCCATTCCCACACGCCCGTCCGCACCTCAACCTTGGCCTCGCCCTTGATGTGCTCAAGGTAAAGCGGGTTAACGTCAGACGGCAGTTCCCATCGTAAGTCGCCTTTGCCCTCCAGCGCGGTCGCCAGCGTGTCCTTGAAGTAGTCGCCGCTCCAGTTGTAGAAGTAGACATCGCCGCCGCGGTAATCGCTGACCTGCGGGTCGCTGAACGGGAAGTTGACCATCGTCCCGGTCGCCTCGTCGCGCATCGTCCACGTCCGCCGGCCGTAGCCGCGCATCGAGCGCCAGCCGAACTCGGCGCAGTCGCGGTCCACGTCCGCCGGCCGGTAGCCTCGGTCCTGCGCGACGCAGGCCGACGAGACCTTGAACCGCTCCTGGATCGCGCGCAGCTGGTCCCGCGTGTCGATGCGCCCGAACCATAGCTGGCGATAGCGCGGCCCCTGCGCCGTGCTGAACGCGCCGACCTCGCACCAGAAGTGGTCCTGCTGGCGGTCGATTGCCATAAAGCGGATCGCCTCGTCGGGGATCGACTCGCCCTGCGCGTAGTCGGCCAGCTTGTAGCCCGAGTCCTTGAGCAGCACGTTGACCGCCTTCTTCTCGACGATCCACGGCAGCGCCTGCCGCTTGGTGCGGAACTCGATCTTCGCCTGCTCGTCGCCCGTTCGCACCAGCTGGTTTTCGGCTTGGAGGAACTCTTCGACGAGGAGCCGCATCGGCCGCGTGACGATTGCCTCAAGGCGGAACGAGCGCACCTCCCTCGGCGCCGCAGGATTCATCGCAACAAATCGCCCAGTCTTCGCCCAGCCGGCACGGGTCGCGTCGTTGTCTGCGGACTCGTGGCCGCACGCGATGCATCGGAAACGGCAGGTCTCCACCGCGCGCCCGACGTCCCACGTCTCGTCATCGCGGCGCGCCGCTCGGTCCCAGATCACGCCGCCGCGCTGCTCCTTGCTTAGAACCTCGAAGGCAACTGGAAGCACCTTGCGGCAGCCTGGGCACTCGGCGTGCCACTCGCCTTGGTCTCCCGAGCGGTAGCTCGTGTCCTCGACGTTCCCGGTCTCCGCGTCCATCACCGGCGCTTGACTCGCGTTGTAGATCTTCGAGCGCCCGACCTCCTCGAACTTGCTGACGCGCGCCACCGCGTGGCCGTAAATCTCCTGCCAGCGCGGGAGCCAGAGCTCGTCGTTGATTTTGTAGCGGATCGACTGGCTCTGCTGGGTCGAGAGGTTCGCCGCGTTTAGCGTCACGAAGAATCCGCCGAAGAAGATCTCGGTCGTCGTGCGGTGCGGCCCCGGCTTCGGCAAGAGCGCAGCGACCGGTCGGCAGCGCTCAAGCAGCGGCCATAGGCGCGTCTTCGCGTGCTTCTCGACCATCTCGTCCGTCTGCATTGTCCAGCTAATCGGGCCGGGGTCGTTGGCGATTATCCACGGTAGCCAGACGTCGGCGACCAGCGTGCCGCCGATCTGCACCGCCTTGCGGAAGTGCACGCGCCGGACCAGCGGATTTTGCAGCGCGTCGAAGATCGGAACCAGCCACGGCGATAGCCGCACGTTAAATGGCCCCGGCGTCGCGTAGGATTCCGGCAGCTGCACGTGCCGCCGCGCCCAGTCGTAGATCGGCGAGCGGTCCGGTCGCGGAAGGCGAAAGCCGGCGAGGAGTTGCTCGGCGCTCATTCCTCGGTCGCGCTCTTCCGAATCGCCTCAGCCTCGAAGCGCGCCAAGTTGCCCGCGATCACCTCGCGGATCTCGTCCAGGATTAAGCCGCCTTCGACGTTCGCCTCCGCGGCTGACTTGCCGGCGACGCGCGGGCCGAGCTCAACCTCGAGCTTGAGCCGCAGGAGCAAATCGAGCTTCTGCGAAAGCAGCTGGAGCATATCCTGCACGACCTCGCGCTCGACCACGTTCCCGCGTTCGCGCCCCAGCTTCAGATCGCGAAGCTCGATGTCGCGGCGCATCAGCTCGGCCTTCAGCGCGCCCAGACTGCCGTCCTTGATCCGCCCGAGCCCGCGCTCGTCGCGCCACGCGATCAGCTGCTCGACGGTCGCCCCGGTCGGCCAGTCGTCGCGCTTCTGCCATTCGCGCAGCGTCGGCCGCGTGATCTTAAGCGCCCGAGCGAGTGCGTCCTGTGTCATTCCCTGATTTTTTCCCGGCAAGTTTATGAAACAACTCAGTCCTGTTTTTTCAGACTAGGTCTTGCAACC